GCCGTTTTATCGCTGAAGAGTTCTCATCAGTAGTTTGTGTGAGTTTTTTCTGAGACCTACTGGTCTCATTAAGTTTCTTAGAATACTTATCAAAAGTATCGCTACAGTCATCTGCTTCACGACAAAGGGATTTAAGTTGAGCCCTGACACGTTCTATTACAGCAGTGTCAGCCTTTATATTAATTTTAATGGTGACTTGCTCAGCCATGCGAACCCCAAAAGAGAAAACTGCTTAGAATTTACCCCGAGTTCTTTCAGACTCTTTAGCCTGTCGCTCACGGTCTTTCTCTATAACTTTAGCACAGGCGAATCTAATCAACCACTCTTCCTCAGAGCAGTTTAGCAAGGCAATTGGGTCTGTACCGAACAACTCACCTAGGCGAGCCGCATTGATGACGCGGACGTCCTCTTCTAGTTCGTAGAGGACGTCTTCGTAGGGTCCTCGGTTTCCACCGTATCCCCGTATCCTGCCGCTTCCATAATGGCGACAGCAGCAGCCTCAATGTGTGGTTCAATACCAAAAAATGCTTTTACGCAATCTGGCAGTGGACGCTGAGTGTTGGTCATAGCCAAAATCTCAGGTGACGCGAACGTCAACACGATTCCGCTGTCATCAGTGACGATTTCACCATTCATACTGATACCAGTAGTGCAGTGACCAATAACGGCACAAGCAAACTTGACGGTATCCATGCCCGCCTTGGTTTCATCACCAGCGTTCTTGCGCCATGCCTTCAACTGATTCTGCGTGATGTTCGGCGAGACACGGATGGTTACACCCTGTCGCTCTGGAACTTCAATGAATACATCTGGTCGTTTAACACTCTTGCTAATGACAGCCTTCAACGCAGACAGCACGTTGTTTGACGGGTCAGAAGCAGAGTCGTCCGACAGATTGCTAACGAGGTTGTATGAGGTTTCTTCCATGCAGCGAGACTAGCACGATGATGGTTACGAGTGTGTGTAACTCGCTATGAAAATCACGCAGTAGTTGCGGGGACAGAAACGGTGGAGATACTGAACGTAAGCGCGAATGTCGCTGGGGTGCCCGAAGAGGCGTCACCTTCGCCTTCGCTCAAACCCACAAGGAGAGCCTTGGAATAGAAACGGTCAGCACCAGGGACATTTAGGTCACAGTCAAATACTTGAACAGTAATATCGTAATAGATACGACCAACAAGTTGACGCAAATCCTGCAGTTTGGCAAGGAACGTACTGTCGTACGAGACATAGCCAGTTACGGTGATGTCACCAATTTCCGCTGGAGCACAAAGTGTCTCGGGGAACAGCGACTTGCCGTGATAGACCTTTTCCACAGAGGCAGAGATTTCTCCGCCCGATACCTGCGTAAAGTAGTCGGGGAAAAGTTGCCCAGTGTTGGGAACACTAGGGGCAATCTTCGCCACAATCTGGCGTTGTGCTGCGAGTTTACGCATTGAATCAGGCATTGTTCCTCCGTTATACCAGAGCAGTTGTCAGGTTTGACTTGATGATGTTGACGTTAATCTTGTCGCCGATACTGGAGACACGTATGCCAACCTGAGCCTTAACAAGACCACTTTCCAGTTGGCTTGCGGGGTTCAGGGTGTCGTCAACCTTGATGGTGTATCCGTAGTCAAGGCGCTTGCCAGTTGGCGAAAACCCTTCGTACAGACCTCCAGCGATACGTACTGGCTCAAGAACTGACTGCAATGCGGCAGTGATGTCGGCATAGATTGTCTTGCGACCGTCAATTGTTGAGAATACGAGCGGCTCAAGTGCGATGTTCGCCTGATTAACCACGTAGTTGATTGTTTCGCGAGCAGTGATGAAGCGCCATTGCGATTCGCGAGCATCGCTCGTGGCAGCGGCGGTTCCAGCATGTGAACGTGCTCCGTAGATTCGTACATCATTAGAGATGATGCGAACTGGGTTGACACGAGCAGCGTCAAGTTCGTCGCCATCGCTCTTACTTAGTGCCGTAGCAACACCAGTGACGAAACGTGCGTTTGAATCAACGCCAGCGTATGCCTTCCATGGACCCGTTGAGTTATGGGTCTTGGAGCGCACCGCAGCGACGTAGGCTTCTGGGGATGCACTGAGTGTGACGCCAGTACCCGATGGGAAAGTTACCCATGGGAAGAACATGGCAACATTTTCGTGTCCAGTGTCGTCTGACGCTCCGTATGATTCAGAGTTTGAAACAGCATCGTTCTTGCTTGCGCCTTTTGCGAAAGAAAGCAACGCAATACGGTTCTGCGTGACAGCATGTGTCTTTAGTGCGTCGTAAAGGCTTGTGTCGCTACCAGTTGCAAAACCTGGTGCGGCAACACACCCACCACCGAGTTCTTCGGTGAATGCAGCAAGAGCGGAAGTAATTCCAGCAACAGCGACTGCTGCAGCCTCACTTCCACCACTTAACGGGTAGGTGCCTGCACTAAGAGCATTGGTGTCGTCGGTTCCTGCGGCAAGTGCCACCTGAACGTAACGTTTTGCGGCGGTGCTGTTCTCAAACCATTCAATCGCTTCAGCAATTGTGGTCAGGTTTGAATTGCTGGCAACAACGGTGTTTTCTGCACCGTACTGAACCTCAATGCTGAAGACGCCAGAACCAGACGAAACAACTACCTGAACATCATTGCCCCACTCGCCACTTCCAGCAGCAGAGACAGTGATTCCTTCGGTTGATTCGGTTGCATCCTCAACGAGGACAGTCGCAGTACCCCACGTGGTCATTGCTGCACGCGAGACGTAGCAGTTTGCGCCACCTTCTTCAAAGAAGATGCGCACAGCGTTATAGGTGTGCTTATCTGCTTCGTAGCCACCAAATTCAGTGATGTATTCATCAAGACTGGTAACGAGGACAGCGTTATTCTGCTTTCCACGCTCAGTTTCACCTACAACAAAGAATGTTGAATCTGGCGCAACTCCAGTTACTGCTGGTCCTGTACGTACTGCGGTTGTAATCTGTACACCGGGCATTCGCCATCCTCCGTGCTAATTGAAACCTTGAATTAGATATCCTCAGCGAGTATACCTAAATCATTGCTCGTCTTCAGTAAGTATTGATTCGGTTGCAACCTCGTCAATAACTTCACCACTAGACTCTTCTGGTAATTGTACTTCAACTTCTTGCTCTTGTTCAGGAGTTTCCTCCGTAATTTTCTTTGAGCGGGTCGTGCGTGCCTTTGGTGCCGCCGCTAGTTCCTCTTGGCGTTCATCCAAAATGACAACAAATCCCTGATTAACTAGACCTTCAAGGACTGTATTGTCGGCAACCCAGAGGCTTTTCTTGGGTTTGATGTAAGTTCCATTGGCATCACAAATAATGGGATGTTCTTTTGCGTTCCACACTTTTTTTTCAGACATCATGTTCCTCGCATGTTGTAAAACTCAGCATCAATTGCATTTATCCCACCAATTGGTTGCCGATAAATAAGTTCGTTTAGATACAAATCATACCCCACATATGCTCCTGCGAGCACACGGTCACCTTTAATCAGCGTCAAGTCTGAAAACTCTTCACGCACAGTGCTTTCATCCAGCATGACATCCACAATCGGGTCATTGATGCCCTTCATGCAGGGCGAGTCCAATAACGACGAACGAACGACCGTTGAAAGCCTGTCACGCATCAGCGTAACTTCTTCGGAACCCTCGGTCTTTGCCCAAATATAAGTACGCATTGAGTAGGAAACCCTATACAAAGGGTCTCCTGCGCCATAGTTCATGAGTCTGTCAAATGAGTTCGTGGAAATGACCACAGTAATCAACGTCGGCCAGTGGTCAAGGGCGATTGGTTCGTAAACCAAGTACTTTTGTGGGTCTGGCAACGTGTAGTCGTCAACATTCCACGCGTTCCTGTACCTTGTGAGGCGCGTCGGGATGTCGTATTCAAGATAATCATTGACGACTTTTTTGGCAAAATGTGCGCCAAACATCACCACATCTGGTTCAGTGGGCATTAAGACCTCCTCGCGCCAACAACATGTTTTGCTGCCTCGTCTGCAAGTTCTTTCGCGAACATAGGTGGCTCAAAAACAATCTGACGTTTAGGCATTCTCGTTGTGCCGTACTGATGAAATTTAGCATATTCAATGCGCGTGCCGAAGGTTGCGCTTGTTGCATTTATCTCATTTGGCGAACCATTAAGGCTTGTCAAGTCACGGAATAATTTTTCAGTTTGTTGCATGATTGGCATGCCAGGAAAGCGCGTTGCCTTCCATGCCGAGTAGCGAGCAGCGAGAGGAGACCATCCACCGACAGGTAGACCGCTAGTGGCAAAGTTTTCCGCATTTGCCCTTGCTAGATAGCGTTTTGCCCATTGGAACACGACACCAAAATCCTGACTTCTAGCAATCATGCCATCTAGATATTCAATCGCATCGTCGGCATCGCAGTCAATCTTTATACGAATCAAGCGACACGGCTCCTGCGCCAACGCTTCACTGCAAGCAACTCTTTTTCAAGGAAGCCCGTTTCAAGAGGCGCCACGTTCCGTGTTTCCAAGTCCTTAATACCAACAACATCGTCGTGCATATTCTGCATCTCGCGAGTTGCGGCACGCAAAATCATTAGGCGGAAGACTTTGATGCCATCGCCTGCCAGACCTGCGGTATAGGAAACGCCAATAATGTCATTAGCGAACCCACGAAATAAATCTATTCCGTATCGGCGAACTACGTAATCAACGCCTTCAGTCAAGGTTGTAGCAGTCGCTGCCCCCTGCTGCTTGAGAGTCACTTCGTCCACCTCAACGACAGGAGAATTACGCAAATACACGGTTTGAGGGGGTTGCATGTATGAAACCATACTGATGCTATCCGTTGACGCAGATGACTCGTTAGTGAAAAACGACGACATCGGAACGCCTACGTGATTTGACTCAAGCACGTAAGTTTCCTCAAAAAACGTCGGCTCAACAGGACGACGCAAGTAACTCTCTAATTCACTCTGTAGACCCTCAAGAACAAATTCAGCAGCCTCCTCTTGGCGGTTACTAAATCGGATATCCATGTACTTGGAGAGGTCAGATGCGGATACCAGCATGGCTGGTTACCTCCCTACCGTGTTGGCGGACGATTGGCTCGCTCGCGCCTATTGCGACGGTTTGCCTCTACTCGCCGAGCAACGTTACGAACGCCACGGCGAAGGCGCGTCAAGAACCCTGCACGCCGCTCACCACCAGCAGGTGCCGCTCCTCCAGCACCACGTGGGGCACGAGCGGCGCGCCCCCCAGCAGACCGTGCAGCACGACCAGCAGCAGCAGCCCGTGCTCCGCCGCGCTCGGCTCGTTGTGCTGCGCGTCTACCAGCAAGAAGTTCACGCTGACGACGACGGTAATAGCGAGCATTGCCAGGAACATTGCGACCATTGACTCGTCGGGGACGACGAATAAACCGAGCACGACGCACAACGTCGCCACGGGTGTCAACATCAGTTAAGAATTCAACATCTTCTGTTGTAAGGCTTGTGGGCATTAGCCAGTCCTCCAAATGCGAGACTGACCAACATTACCACAATTAATTTGCCTGATAAATCATCTATCAGCATTAGGTGGACGCTCAATAACCTGATTATCTAATTCGCCTTTACTCGGTGCCTCTACAGGAACCCACGCTTTTGAGTATTGATGTTGCGGAATCTTGCGTTGTTTCAGCAAACCACCCGTCAACATGAGGTCAAATTCGTCCGCTGACATGTTCAACATGTCTGCAACTTCATCAGCATCATACTTATCTGAGACGACAAGAGTTCTGATTAATTTACTGAAAGGCTTAGCAAATATGTTACCTCGCGCACGATTTAGGCGAATATGCATAATCATTGCGTCAACATTGTCAACGTCAACGACAATAACTGGAACGCTCTTGCCATGTTTTTTGATAAAATCAGCGCTTTGAGCAGTAACCCATCTGTGAAACCCGTCAATTATGTGGCTGGTTGATTTCTGAACCACTATTGGTTGCAGCCAGCCATAATCATTCATTGACTGAGACAGTAACAACATGTCTGGCTTCAGGACATAGTTGACTCGCCAAGGTGCAGGCTTTAGTGAATTGATTGGCATTTCTGAGTAGTTCATTTAAAATCATCCAAACTATCTAGGTCGTTCTGGTCTTGTTCTTGTTGCGCTGCAAGAGTCCTCAAGGTGTGGGCTCGCGTTTTCGGTCCGACTGGGTTGGGAGAGGTGACTTGGAACTCGTTCAACAAAAGCGTGCGAATGAGGGAATCCAGCGGGTAGCCAAACTTGTCCGTTGCCTGCTTCTTTCTGAACTCTCCCGCAAATTTCATTGCAGCACCCTGCATCCCCGGCGTCAGCATGTTGTCGTCAATACACTGCCGAACCCCATCCCAGCCTTCCTCAACGTAGCGAGCAATAAGCGCTTCCACGTTGAATTCGCTCCACCATCTGCGCTGTGCGTCAATATGGGGGTAGCAATCATAGAGTCGGTCAAAGAACTCAGGTTCGGTAGCGACGACATCGCCGATTCGGCGGGAGGCTACGGCATGCAACGGGATACCGACGCGCGTATTACTTCCAGTAATAGAGGCAAGGTCGTAGTACTCGCAATACTCACCACCGTGTTCTTCAGTAATGAATTTCAGTACATCATCAGTTGTCCAGTCATAGATAACCTTTGCGAACCTGAGGGGAACTGACTTCTTCATTCGGAATGGAATGTTGATGTAGTTCTCATGCAGTTTCTGCACGCACGACCTGTAGCGAATCATGGACTCGTTAGCGCGTACACCTGTAATAAAAGCAGTCCGTCCACGCTTGCCTTGCATGGTGTAGAAGTCAATCGTTTCAGGAATTGGACGAGATGGGTCTATACCAAAGTGCTCTGCACGAATTGCGAACGATGGCATTTCACGTACAAGCATGTCTCGCTTGGCGCGCTCTGGTGACCAGAGCAAGCAATACTCTCTGCGCCCAAGCACCCAGACCTCCTGCCCAACGGGGAGGCAGTACCACTCCATGTCAACCCAGTCGTAATCACGTACTTTCATTATGAAATCAATGACAAGAGGGCTAACCATCTCCTCGTCACGAAAAATAACTTTTACTGGTCCGAGATTCCGTTCTTCATGGATTTCTTTAGCAAGATACAGAACAGCAGTTGAGTCCTTCCCTCCAGAGAATTGTACGCACACCGTGTCAAACGTGTCATATACGTGTCGCATACGTTCACGTGCGGCATCAACACACGAGATGTCTAGGAACATGCGTTGTCGTGTCATGAGAACGAAAGAATGTCTTCCTCGGACAGGTTGTCAAATTCCCAACGTCCGTCAAGTGCAGCCCATAGTGCGCCGTCTATTGGGGTCGGTTCAAGGTCGTATGAAATCATCATTGCTTTGTGTTGCTCAATTGCGCGACGCAAAAAATCCACAACATGAAGTCGTTCGTCAATCGCTTCCCCGCCAACAGCAATCATGCGTGTAACTTCATCAAGCCTGTTTGTCACATGAAACTTGAAGCGTTCAATTTTCTTACGGCGTGCTTCGTGTTCGGCTGTTGCTTCCGCAATCAGTTTGATGCCATCTTGACCGAGCGTTTGAAACGTCTTTATCTGTTCTTGCTCGTAGGTATAAATACCTTCAAGTTGGTCATTAAGGTTGTTTTCCAGCGTGGACAGTGCACGTTGCCAACGACTCCAGTTTTCAGGAAGTTTAAGGTATTCCTTTTGTGGTTGTGTTGCGCGATTTTTTACATCTTCCGCAACTACACGGGCAAATGTATCGTCATTCATTTTTTTCTCCAGTATGGGCATATTGACTTAAACGAACACCAGTCGCACAGTCTGGAAGGCTTGTACTCAAACTCTCCAGTGGCGCAACGCTCGTCTATTCCTGTTCTAATTTCCACCACGGTGTCGTAGACACTTTGCATATCTTCGGCGGTGGGTGATTTGTGGAGTCGCTCACCATCTTTGATGTAAAGCAATTCCACAGACTCTATTGGCTTTCCAAGTTGCTCGTGAAGTACGACTCCGTAGAGGAGCAACTGAAAAAACTTGTCCCCTGCATAATGAGGCTTAGGGGTTTTCCCAGTTTTGTAGTCGCCAATTACAATTCCATCGTTATGTAAATGCCATCTATCAATGAAGCCCTTGACGCGAACGCCATTAATTTCATGATTGATTTCATGCTCAAGACCATCAAACTCGCGTTGCGTAGGGTCTTCCATTGAAAACAATTTCTCTACACACCACCATGAGTTCCAGCGGAATCGCCTAATTGCCTCAGGTGTTTTCGCAACTTTCATGGCGCGTTCTTCGTAGTCATTCCACAGAGATGCAGCAAGCATGCGTGCCGTACCTAGTGTTCGGGTAGATGACTCCTGCCTATAGAGCCCCTCCAAAATATCGTGGACAAAGTTACCCATGAGGGATGCTTCTGACGGCGGTTCAGGGAGTTCATCAATCCGTGAATACTTGTACCGAAGGGGACACTGTTGGAATGTTGATATAGAAGATGCCGACAAATGCGGGGGTGGTATCAGGGTCACATCACTCACTTGACAAACCACTTACCGCAATGCCACTAAATTCAATTCGGACACATTCTGCAATTAGTGCTTGGAGTTCAGAATCAGTGAATTCGTGTGGCTTGGGAGTGGGGCGACCATTGCTGTACTTGCTCCAGAATGTTTTGACCTCACCCTTTTGGTCAGGGCTGAACTTGTCCAAAAACGTTTTGAACTTGGGGTACATGTCGCTTACCTGAGGTGCACTTGCTGCCGCTTCTTCCGCTTCGTCAAGACTTAATGCCTCCTCACTACGAGCAAGGTACAAACCAATTCCAAACTGTTGCACTGCTTTCTTTAGCGCGTCTGAGACTGCACCCTTGAACTCGTCGCCCAAGTCAACAATATCTCCCGCTTTAGTGCGCTTAATTTTCTGTCCGCCGTAACCATCCTTAGAGATGCTTACGAATCGGTCTCCGTGGGTGTACGCAGTAATGCGAACACATGCAACAATAAAGTCTGGGTCGTGGGCGTCGCGCTCGCATTTAATGATTTCACTACTCCACCCATCAATACCAAATACTTTGTTCATTCGGTTAATAACTTCACTAACGGGAATATAAGTAAGCGATGCTCCGCCCTTTTTGAGAACTTTTTCCACTTCAGGAGCAAATGGTTCCGCAAGGTCTTTTGCCATTTGTGTCGTGCGCTGTGCGTGACGCTTCTCTTCCTGTTCACGCTCTTTTCGCCACTCAATATGCATTGACGCTGCTGTTTCTGACGTTTCCACTTCTTGCACGATTGCATCCAAGATAGCGTCCTGATTTGCTTTCTTTGCTGTTGCCATGTCTATCACTTTGCCTTTCTGACAATGATGTTTGTTTTGTATTCGCCGACCTCGCAGAACTTGTCTGCGTTAATGCCGATTTTAGAGAGTTCTTTAATACGCCAGTATGAAGGTTGGACAAAGTCCAAAACCTTGGCAATCAATTCTTCAGGGGAAGTCATTACTTCGCCAGTATCCATATCAATTGATTCTGATACGAGACGCCGTGCCACTTCCGCAATCAGTCGCGGGTGCTCCCACTGCTTTCTATCAGATGCAGTCCGTACTTCAATACGGTTTTCTCCATACGCCATGTCCTCAACTTGCGCGTCTTGGAACAACTTCGTAGCACGTGCGGAGTACGTAGAGTACACATCGCCAAATGCGGCTTTCAGTGAATGAAGTTCAATCAGTGTTGCGCCAACATCATCAATGGATGGGTTGCTATCCGTGAACTCGCTCAACTTTGTGTCTACGTCAATCAGCAGTTTGTTTAGTTTCGCCAGTAAGGCGTTTAGGTCAGTCACAATATCCTCTCGGTATGTCGTAGGTAGGTTTACGTCAGATGAGAATAGCAGCACGCCTCCGCTGTGGCAACCCCAAGCCCGCAAGATAAGTAAATGCTCCAACGACGGAGTCAACTTGGTCATCGTGGTTACATGCTTCGGGGAATGATGCCATTTCGTCCAAGAAGTCTGTAATCCAAGCCCCACGAACTAATCGCACGTTTCCGTTAGCAACGGCAGCCGCAAACGGTCTTGCTCGTGTCACCTTGTCGCCTGATGCTCTCAAGCCAACAAGGTCATAACCAGGAACCACATACCTTGCGTATTGGTCAATTAGCGCCTTCCCCGAGGAGCCTGGTTCTTGTTCAATTCGGATTGAGACAGTTTTGCCGTCTTCGGCGGCTGTTTGAGCGATTAATTGCTCAACTTTGTCGCCTTTTGCCCTAATTTTACGGACATCCATCACGTAGGCGATGCCTTGGTCAAAGAGTACTAATGTTCCAACCGTCCAGTCAGGGTCAAGGTTCCCTGAGTGAGGTTCAGTCGCCGCTAAGTCCCAAAATCGGACAGCACGAGCGGCTGAAGTAACAATAGGGACTTCGTGGGGGTCAATTATGACGAAATCGTTACGGTCAAACAGTGTTCCGAGCGAAGTTGACCACCAGTCACCTTTTTCTAGACGGTTGCGCTCAACGGGGTCTAGGGCTTGGAGTGCCATTCTGTAGGAGTCGGCGTCAATGCCTGGGTTGTCCTTCAGTAATGATGGAACAAAGATTCGCCCAGTTTCTTTGCCTTCCACGATGAATCTTTGTCTTACCCAGTTGGGGGCAGGGTTTGAGGCGGCTCGCATCCTTAGGGGAACCTGCGAGAGCGGTCCGCTGGCAGGTCGGCGGAGACGGGAGAATAGATATCGGTAGTCGGATTCACGGATTTCGGTGACTTCGTCCATGCCGATAAATTGGAATTCAGAACCTTTATAGCGTAAATAGTCATTAGTATTATTTAAATAGCCAAATGAAATACGCGCTCCAGATGGGAATGTTGCGACATAACTGTTAGCATTCCAGTGAATATCCTCTTGCCCTGCAATCCAGTCCTTGAATCTGTCCATCAATGCGCCAGGAAGAGACAAGTCAGCGTAGGTGCGGCGGAAAAGAATTGCGGAGTAGTTGGGGACGTCCACGTACTGCATAGCAGACATTAAGAGTGCGGAAGACTTGCCCCCACCCGCAGCGCCGCCAAACAAAGCCTCAAGTGCATTAGTACGCAGAAAGACGCGCTGCGTGAGCGACGGCTCCTCAGGACAATAAGGAGACGGTCGCGGTTCCAAATATGCAAGAACTTTGTTCCAGTCCGTCATAACTCCACCATGCTAGGCACCTGTCAGTGCTGTATTATTGCAGAGTACTGCGCTAAGGTGACGCCTACATGAAACTAAAACAATTCCTAAGCGCCCGCATGACAAGGGCAAATGCTGCACATGTTCTGATGATTTCTTTTGTAATCTGTACATCAGCAGGTATTGCAATTATAGTACCACCCGTAGGGCTAGTTTCCTTAGGGGTCTGTTCTGGTTTGTACGGATTTTTGTTGGGACGTGACTAATGGGTTGGAATTCAAGCAATAAAGACTTATCGCCTAGTAGCGAAAAGTCAATACTGAATGCTGGCGCACCAGTCGCCTTCAACCCCGGCTTGGTTAACAAACCCTACAAAGACCATTGGGACATTGAACGCGCCTACCGTGAGGGTGCCCAAAAAGTCACATGGGTATTCCGATGCATTGACGCAATCGCAGGGAACCAAGCACGCCTACCCATCATTTTACGTAAAGACAATTCGCCTTCTGGGGAAATTCTGAAGTCAAAGAACCCGCTTCTTGACATCTTCAACACCAAAACAAACGAAGGCGAAAACTCGTTCATCTTCCGATACCGACTCTCATCACAGTTATTGATGAGTAGCCGAGGAGTATTTGTTGAGAAAGTTCGTGGTCGTAACGGACAAATCATCGCCCTACACCTGTTGCCGCCCCAACACACCGCCCCAATCCCTGACGCCCGAAAGTTCATTTCTGGCTACGAAGTAGATATGCGGAACGGCACGAAGGTCACTCTCAAGCCAGAGGATGTCGTCTGGATTCGCAGACCTCACCCACTTGACCCGTACCTATCAATCACTCCAATGGAGTCAGCAGGTATCGCTATTGAACTAGAAAACCTTTCCAAGTTGTATAACCGCAACTACCTATTAAACGACGGTCGCCCCGGCGGGCTACTTGTAGTTCGTGGCGAAATGGACGACGACGATAAGGATGAATTACGCAATCGTTTCCGTGGGAACCTAAGCCGTACAGGAGCCACAACCGTCATCTCATCTGATGATGGCGTTGACTTCGTTGACACATCAGCGTCTCCACGTGATGCTGCATACACCCAAATGCGACAGATTCAGAAAGAAGAAATTCTTGCCGCTTTTGGTGTTCCTGAATCAGTTATCGGCAATGCTGCAGGACGCACGTTCTCCAATGCTTCAGAAGAACTTCGCGTTTTCTGGATGGAAACAATGCTTCCTCACCTAGAGCCATTGGCTCGGGCATTTGACGAACTTGACGACAAGTACTACGTGGACTTTGATACGAGCACCGTCCCCATCTTGATTATGGCTAAGCAGGAACGTGAGCGTTACCTGATGGACGAATTCCAGCAAGGTCTTATCAGTATCAATGAGTACCGTGGTGGAACTGGGAAAAAGAAGGTTGATTCCGAACTGGCAGACAGTCTTCTCTCCAACCCGAACTTGACGCCTGTTGCAAACACTGAAAAGCCCTTTAGCGCAGGAGAGCAGCAACCAGTTGACATGGTTGGAGTTCCTCAAGACCCCACAGGACAGATGCAAATGCCACAACAGGGCTTGCCTCAAGTATCGCCCCCAGCGCCCGAAGGAGTTCCAGCCCCAGAGGCAGCAGCGCCAGTTAGCCCTGAGACAACTGCAGCACCATTGCCAGAAGGTCAAATGTCGGCACAGGTCGGTGGATTCCACGTCAAATCTGAAGACATCAGTTACACGTACGATGACTACGACACAAAAGCCGAACAAGATGCTGACAGATGGACAGAAATCCTTGATAGGGCTCTTGAGCGACTGTTTGAACGCCAGCAGCGTGTAGTCCTTGAGAAGGCAACTGGCTCTAAAGCACGTAAGGCAATTTCCTCCAAGACATTGGAAACCGAAATGGTTTTTGATGAGTCAACGTGGAGTAAGCAACTTGAGGACGACTTGCGTCCTGTGTTGAAAGCAATCGCTATGGAGAGCGTGACATCATCGTCGCAGCAAGCCAATATGCCAGCCGATGTTGAAGAGGCTGATATTGAGAAGACTGTTGACGAGCAGATTGAACGAATGAAGAAAGCGAACAGCACAACGAAGGAAGAAATTGCTGCAGCGATTCTTATTGCAATGGCTCTTGGTGATGACGAAGACAGAATGGGTCTATTACGTGCAGCACTTACCGCAATCTTCGTAAACCTACTCGGCAAGCGCAAGCGTGTTATTGCCGAATTGGAAGCGCAGACGGCGCAGAACGCTGGCGTTTATTTTACGGGCAAGCGTCTTGGCGCTACGGACAAAACGTGGGTTACCCGCAAGGATGGGTCAGTTCGGGCTGAGCACAAGTTGCTACACGGAAAGACCGTCCCTCTTGGTGATGGTTTCACTGTAAACGAAACTGTGTTACGTTTCCCTGGTGACCCCCTCGCTCCACCAAGCCTTACAATTAACTGTCGTTGCAGGTTGAGGTTTTCCTGATGATTACCAAACTCACAGATAAAGACTTTTCTGATTCCATCTCCGATGGAGATGTCGTTGTTGACTTCTGGGCATCGTGGTGCGGTCCGTGCAAGATGATGGAACCAGTGCTTGTGGATTTGTCAGAAAAGATGACTAACGTCAAGTTTTGTAAAGTAAATATTGACGATTATCCGAAATTGGCGTCGTCCAACAACATTATGAGCATCCCTACACTTCTTGTGTTTAGAGATGGAAAACAGGTTGGCTCAATTGTTGGCGCTTTATCTTCAGCCAGCCTCATGCAGAAGATAAATAAGTTTACTGAAAGTAGTTGAACACTTTACGTAAAGTCGCGTAATCTAGTGCAATAGTTGCGTCGTCTGCGTTGTTATTTCGTTTATTGTTGTATCTGTCGCGATACATCGGAGCAAGTAAATGTCACAAACACAGCAAACTACTGCTACTGAATTCAAAGCCATTGATAATGGACAAATCAAGGTAGATGAGGCTCAAGGTATCGTTGAGTGCTTTGTTGCTGGCATCGGAAACAAAGACTCCGTCGGCGATATTTGTGCACCAGGATGCTTTACTGAAAGCCTGAAACGACGCAAACCTCGTGTCGTATGGGGGCATAACTGGAACGAACCAATTGGCAAAGTCCTAGATATTTACGAAGTTAATCCGAACGACCCACGCCTACCAATGAAAATGAAACGTGCTGGTATCGGTGGGCTTTATGCTCGCGTTCAGTTTAACCTCAAGTCGGAACGCGGCAAACAGGCATTTCTTGATGTTTCTTTCTTTGGTGCGGAGCAAGAATGGTCAATTGGCTACAAAACACTTGACGCGGATTATGACTCACAACGGCAGGCAAACGTCCTTAAAGAGGTTGAACTCTATGAAGTAAGCCCTGTACTCCATGGCGCAAATCAACTTACGGGCACAATCTCCATTAAGGCAGATGAGCCCCTGCGCGACCCCAAGGGGGGGCTGACCGCAGCAGGACGACGTCATTTTAATGAAACCGAAGGCTCAAACCTGAAGCCGGGAGTCCAAGGACCAGCAGATACTCCCGAGAAAATGCGCAGAAAAGGCTCATTCTTGACTCGTTTCTTCACAAACCCCAGCGGTCCGATGAAAGACGAAAAGGGAGAACCAACCCGTCTCGCCCTGTCTGCCGCAGCATGGGGTGAATCGGTTCCACAAAACATGGACGACGCTCGTGCCCTAGCCGAAAAAGGACGTCGCCTTCTTGAGCGTTACAAAAATCGTCAAGAAGAGAACGAAAAAGGTGATTCAGTATCGCCGAACATCTACGAATCGGAAGACTCTGATTCTGATTACACAGGACCTCGCGGCGAAGACGGTGGAGTCCCCGCTGCAAATCCCGCCATGGGACGAATGGCTAATATCGCTAAGGCGCTAGCAATGCGATTTGGTGGTGCCATCCGCTTGCGCTCGGCTGACAAGAATATGGTCATTTTTGACCACCGCAAAGAAGGCGAAGAGCCTATGACTATGCGTGTCACCTACCATTTTGATGGTGATGAGTTTATGTTTGGCGAAGCGGTCAAGGTCAAGCCACAGATGGTTTACCTCCCCGAGAATGGCGTTGACACAATCGGGCACAATGAGGGGGACAACCCCTTTGAAGAAAACTATGACATGGACAAGAACCCAATGGTTCCACGTGGAGTAAAACCAAAGTACGAAGACTGTAAGTGCGGCTGCATGGGCGGCAAGCAAACAGATTCGCTCTCTGAAATTGAAGAGGAAATCAAGGCTCCAACCCCAGTTGATGCCATTCCGCAGGAAAATATCACTGGCGATGTCCTGCGTGGATATGGTCCTCGCCGAGGAAACCTTGAGAAACTTCTTCGCTACTGGCGCCCAATTATGAAGCGAGAAGGCGGATTCCGCCGTTGCCGCGTGATTCTGGCAGACCATCCAGAGTTGTACCCATTGAACAACATCTGCGCATGGCTGCATCACGAAACAACTGGTCTATGGCCGAACGAAGGCTGTCACCACCCAGGAATGAAGAACTGCAGGAAGAAGATTCGTGGCATTTCCAATGGTTCAATCTGGAACGACAGCGAATGGAATGCTCGTCTCAGGAAACTTAACGACGAAAAGTCCATGGACATGGATAATGACGACGAAGATTTGACAATGATGCCTGTTCCTGAAGTTGAGGAAAAGGCAATGATGTATCTCAAGGAGTTCCTTGACGGTCAGCCAGAATTTGTTAAGTTCATCGGCGATGATTCTAAGTGGGAGCACTTCGGCGAGTCCGATGACGACAACGGCAAGCGAATGCTGGTTGTTCATGTCCGCAGGGATGACGATGACGACGACCATAAAGATTGTGGATGCGGGTGCGGAGGCGCAGGAACTTGCGGCACCCCCAAGCCGATGATGGGCATGATTCAGGCTATGTCGGAGTTGGAAAAGACTCTTGAAGAGGACTTTGACGTCAAGGCTGGTCGTGTTCTGAACAACCGCAATCTCAAGAAGTTGCAGGATGCATTGACAATGTTGCAGGAAGTTATTCAATCGGCAAGCAAGGGTGAGGTTGAAGTCAAATATGACGTCGTAACTATCCCCGTAGCAGTTGACGAACTATTTGCTGTGAAGTCTCTTCTTGACCCAGTTATTGAATATCATGGAATCGTCAGCCACGTTGATGAAGATGGTATTCACTTGACTGGTCTTACTGAAGTTGCGGAAGATGCGATTAATACCGCAGTTAATGTATACAAGACTCCAAACAGGTAATATGGAGAAGAAGAATGAGTTATACTTCACAAAACGGATTACCTAAGATTTCAACAAAATACAGTTGCATGGTTTCGGGCGAAAAACGCATCGCGCCGTGTTCTGGATGTACAAAACCAAGTGGCTGCTTAACCTCAACCATGCAATACAAGGAGAAAGACGAAATGGCAGATAAGCCAATTGTTCAACTACTCGCCGATGGCACCATCAAGTGTGCCAAGGGGCTTGACATTGCCGAGTGCGGTTACAAGCCTGGTCAGAAAGTTTGCGGAAAGTGCGGCGCTGCTGCAGAAACCGTAGAAGCAAAGTCCGAAGAGTGGGTTACCGCCGACACAAAGGGCGGAATGTCCCCGATGGAATCCATGGCATCTGAAGTTGAAGATGAAATGGACGACGACCCAACAGCCAAGCGCAAGAAGGCTCGCAAGAAGCGCATGGACAGCATGGGCATGAAGTCTGAAGAGTGGGACGACGATTCGTTCGTGTGCGCATTTGAACGCAAAATGCTCGCAGGCACCTCACAGGTTTGTGCTCAGTGCCCCGGCGGATGTGCTCCAGAATCAGATATGCCAACACTTCTTGAAGTGGAAGGTATCGCTGAGGACATGTTCTCAGGCAAAGTTCTTGATTCTGCATATGCTGACGAAACCGACATCTTCATCGTTGACGTACAACGCAAAGATGGCAAGCCAGTAGAAATCTTCTTTGACGGAACCTCTGGTGAAGTCATGGGCTGGCACCTCCTCAACGAGAAAGTATTGGGTGAAGTCGCAGAAATTGCTGGCGAGAAAGTTATCTCGTTCAACGAAGCAGCCGACATTGCCGTCAAGAGCATTGAAGGTGAAGTCGTCAGTGTTGATGCCGACATGTTTGAAGGCTACGACGCTTACGCCGTGGAAATTGAAGGTGAAGATGGCAAGTCATACGACGTTTTCGTCAGCCTTGAAGGCGAAGTCCTCGGTTGGGACGAATACGACGCAGACGAAGCAGCAGATATTGATGCCGAAGTTGCAGACCTCGCATTGAAGCGTATGTATGACGAAGATACTCGTAAGACCATGGCAGAAGCAGGCGAAGCCCTTCCTGACGGTTCATTCCCAATTAAGGACGAAGAAGACCTTCAGAACGCAATCCAAGCATTCGGTCGTGCGGGAGACAAGGCTGCAGCCAAGGCTCACATTATGAAGCGCGCCAAAGAACTTGGCAAGGAAGACATGATTCCTGAAGGCTGGGGCTCCGAAATGGCAGAAGAAGAGAAGTCAGCAGAGGATGCCGAGGCTACAAAACTTCTCGCTGACTTGCTTGAATTTGAAATGCTCACCATTGAGGAAGGTATCTGAGATGAAGAAAGCAAATCAACCTAACGAGGCTGGATTCATTGTTTCCAACAAATCAGTTGAAGCGCCAGTAGCCGTCAAGCCCGCAGAAGAGCCAGCAGTTGAAAAGGTGTCAAAGCGCGCAAGCAAGAAGGCTGAAGCGGTCGCGACAGAAGAAACCCCAGTTGAGGTAGTGGAAGTTGCTGCCCCTGAGGTCACCGCAGAAGAACCAGCAGCAGACGCCGAATAGTTCACCGGGAGGTGCCCGTGACTATGAGGTCACTCCCTGACATAGCAAACGAGCGTGTAAAGAGTCTCACCTCTTCTATTTCGGCTATCCGTGAAGATGTGATGGTCAAAGGTTTTCTTGGACCGTCTCTTCGTGAAGATAGAAAACTGCCATCTGTCGGGCATCATGCTGCTCGCCGTGCAGGAATCATCGTTGACGAGAATGGGAAGATGAGGTGTCCACCAGGAACACCGAACGCTAACCAGTTCACTGACATGCAAATGTCTAACTGCATGGTTCCAAGTGCCGAAACCGTTGCTCAGGCTACTGCTAATGCTGCTTCTAGTCTGTTGCCAAATAGAAACTCACCTGAAACGATTGCAGAGTTTAAGGCGCTCGGTATTGACATAGATGCCTCTCTTGAAAAACAGGGGTTATCTCAAGACCAAAAAAATCTTATTGGGAAAATCGTTTTAAATTCAGCCTACTGGGCTACCTTCTTCGGCAACTTCGGTGATTTGGGCACCGTCATAAATGATGTAGCAACGGGGATTGGTGACGCTGACCAGATGGAAGGCATCCAAATGCTTACGGGGATATACGTAAGCGGTGGTGCTGCTGCACTCAAGATGACTCTAGAAAACGCTAAAGATAAGTGGAACAAAACACGCGAGCAGGTTAACGAGTATCAAGACGCATTCTTGGAGCGAATGAAGAGAATGAATGTTCGCGCTGGAGAACTTTCTGCAACATTGCAGAATTCCCTAAGAGATACCATGGGTTCATTCAAGGATAGAATCCGAGGCATAAAAGTCAATGAGCCTACTAGTGTTGACCGTGCTGTCGGAGCGGTGGATACAGCAACAAATGCTTCAGATTTGCGCGACTTGCCAAAAGCAGGGCATGAAACATCAGATGCAATTAAAGCGTTTAATGACAAGATTCTTGCCAAGGCTCCAAAGTGGGGCAAAACGACAGATGAAGATGTTAAAGAAATTAATGATTCTGGCATCTATGGCGGCAGTAAAGACCTGCTGACAATAAAACAACGACAGGACGAGCGTAGAAGAATCATGGCGAGCAAGGTTTCCAACCTTCGTCGCATGATTGAATCAGGCGCACAAACAGATGAAAACGGTTTCCCGTTTGACAGAGTAATAGACCCTAAAACACATGAGTTTATTCTCACTCATACAGATGATGAAGTAATTGCAGCGATTGAACAGACTGCATTGACAATTGCGAAAGCACGCAAACCTGAAGCGTCGGTATGGGCGAAGGGAATGCATTTAGATGCATACCTAACGGACGGCTACCTCCCAGCGGAAGTCAAAAAGGATGACCAAGTTGGCGATGCTTTAACGGGGTTAATTGGTAACCGTGGACAGTATGAAGCCAGCGTTGGGGCGAAATGGGGTTCTGGTGTCCGCCCTGTGTACGGATTTAGTGGTTTCACATTCTGGGATGATGAATTAAAGCGAATCACAGATGAAAAGAACGCCAAAGAAGGCGAACAACTGTTCAGTACAGACCACTACCTAACCATCCCTGGGAAGGGAGGCGGAGGCATTGGCGGTTTTGAGGGTGCTTTTGCTGGTGACGGAATCGGCTATGGAGACATGGAATTTGTACTCCACGCAGAAGTAGCAGACAGAACGGCAGTACACCACAAGGACAGCATCCTCAACCAAGCAAGAGGTACGGGTGCAGTTGGTTCCTCGGACGAGGAACTTGTTGAAGCAATCGTAGGTCACTTGGGCGACAGTGACGTAAACGACAATATTAATCGCCTACTGCGAACCCACGTAACACAAGATTTTGTTAATTGGAATAAATCATCAGGTTTGGGCAAAGATGGACTGAACGAAAATGGTCAATATACAGAATCACAAATCTTGGGAGGATTCACTGCCAAAGACATCAAAGCAGTGAAATTTGATGCAACGAGACTGTTCCCAACATATAAAGACCAGTTCAACCCTGACGGCGTAGACGGCACAGAACTAGTTCAAAAGATTGAAGACCAGCACCTTTCTACGGAGCAATTACTTGCAGCAGGTTTCACAATGGGTGAAATAGAAGTTGCGCGTGCAAAAATTTCAGGCTGGAAAACACAAAACGCTGAAGGTAATAAGGGAAGAAATCAGGCTTCGGCAATTGGGAACAAGGAACTTGACGGGGTCATTATGGCGATGGAGATGGAGCGCATTACCTCATTGGTTCAGGAAAAGGCACCGCATGTTAAAGTTATTTTCGGCTCCTACGATGGTCTTGATTTAGGCGACCCCACGAAATACAACGGCGGTAAGGCGGGCGACCGTATCGCCGATATTTGGGGAGGACGCCTGCGCACAAAGTTGCTAGAGGATACTCGTCGGGAAATTGAGTGGGCGTCTCGCCCGTACGACCCGAATGAATCGGTGACATGACAATGATTGACAAAAAAGAGTTTCCCATACCAGTTGCGGTAGTCGGTAAAGCAATCATCTACACCTGCTTAAAACCAAAGTCTCAGAACTATGACGGCTATTTTTCCGAGAATGGCGTAGATACACCGATTAAAGTTTACCCTTTATACTTTCACCTAAATGATGGTGGAATTCAGTCAAAACTTGACGAATGGCGACTGATTGACACAACAGAATTTCACAAACAATTCTGGGAAATGAAGACACGCTCCGACAAGATGCCAATGGAAAAATGGATAGCCATGTTTTCTACCCGCTCCGAGCCCATAAGCCCTGATATCCTTGCCAGTGTAGGGATAAAGCCAGAAGATTTGTACGGCAAGGAAGCAGCCCAATCTTCTGTATCACCTAACCCAAATACTGAAAAGTATGGTCAGGTAAAAACTGAACAACAACGACTAAGGACAGCACTACATGAACGCTGACAGCAAATCCTCAATACAGAGTTTCTTGCGACATCAACGTCCTGTCCTCCGTAAAGACGCGTCATTCACTCGCAATATATCCGATGGCGATGGCTACATTGTTCGTAACGTAACAAAAAAGCAACATTCATCAAAAGTTCTACGAACAAAAGTAACCGAAACTGGTGAAATTGGAGAACCAAAGCGTCACTTTGAGCCATTCATCAAAGGCTCTTCGGCTGCCCTCATGTCCCCTCTGTCTTCCGAGAGTCGCAACCTACTCAACTTCAAAGCCGCACTGTTCTCAACCCCAACAAAGTCTCGCGTAGGCAGTAATGTCCACGTAAAGGTTGGTCTTATCGGGAGCAGCGGAGCAGTCGGGCAAAACATTCAGGCGGCAGGAACAATCGCCCTCCCTGGCGACCTATCAGCAGTACGCAGCCCAATCCGCTCACGGGTATACGGAGCACTAATTCCTGGCGGCAACCTTGGTTTAGGGCGCATTCGTCGCGTAACACCAAAGCCAACTCGCGGATTCCGTTGCCCTGCTGGTTTCCAATTCGGTGGGCGATTCACTGATGAGCGTTATTCAACATGTGGCGCACAATTGTTTGACATCCCTACACCTCTTGGTGTGGCTATAGGTACGGCACGACGCTTGGCAACCAAGCCGAGCACTCCACGAGTTCAGGGCGCGGAAAGCCTTTCACAAGTTGTTACGGCAGGAACAACCAACAACACGGCATCAATCCTCCGTATGGCGCAAATTCCACGAACTGGAGCAGATAACCCGAATGCGCGCATCAAAGCAGTTGAAGCGTCTATTCGCACAGTGACTGGAGCGCCAACAACAGAAGGACGATTAATCCGTCGTGACGGTGTAGTGCTTAAGCCGATTGTTCCATCATCGGTTCTGCGCAAATTCAGCGGAAACTCCGACATGGATGGCGGAGTAATGATTCGCCCAATCCAACTACCTAAAGACATTGTCGGTGATGACTTAGCACTACTTTCAGGTGCTGCTGTCCGTCAAGTCACGTATGTGATGTCTAACGGCTCTACCCTGACAATTGAGCGTGCCCGAGACCTGACTGTCGGAGAGCGCCGCAAATTCGGCAGACAGTTGAACCGCGTTGCAGGCGAAAGCGACCAATTTGATGTCGGAAACAACATTCGTGATTTTGCAAACGCTTCCAATGGTGCATTTAAATACACAGAAAAATTCCCAAATGTGGAAAAACCCAATGACGTAATTTCCGTGGATAACGGAAAGGGCGGCAAGGTTGAGGTTCGGCGCTGGGTCTATGAGACATTTATGTCAAACGGCAAAGGTAAGGCTAAGAAGCCAGTAACCGCCATGTCGGAAACCTCAACGGTTAGGGAAGATGCCACGTCAAAGAATGACAACCCCAAGACTCTTGCGGATTCAATTAAACTTCTTGATAATGGCGGTGACCCGTTTGATATCCCATCGGAGTTTATTTCTGATGCACTGAAACGCAGTAAGTCTTATGAGTCGTCTTCTCTTGGTACTGGTGTCATCAAGCATCAAGCAGGAAGCGGCAAGACTGTCATCCAGATTCCAGAAACGGTACCTAATGGTTCGGTTTCGGAAAAAGTTTATTCAGATATTGCGGCACATTTGGGTCTGAAGATGCCGACAACAAAGATTGGTGGCAATGCCTCTAAGCGTGACCTGATTATGTCTGACATCAATCAGGGCGAAACACGTTTTGATTCATCTATTGACATGTCAAAGGTCAACAAGGGCGACATAATGCGTGCCGCCATTGCTGACTTCATGACCGACAGGCGTGACCGTTCCCCTGCAACCCTCATCCCAGCACGTGACGGCTCCCGCGTTACAGTCATTCCAAGCAGTAATGAACTGTCTAACGCAGCAGGACTATCCGCTGCTGATATTGCTAAACGATTCAAGATTGACCTCCCTGAATACAAGGACGAAAGAGGCGCCCGCCTTTATGTGGATACCTTCTCGTCCGCATCTGAATCTGAGCGTAAAATGTTGGCAAGCCTTGTTGACGACCTGTTTAAAAAACTAGAAGCATTCAACTGGGACGAGTA